GTTGAGCGAGGCGCACGACCAGTTGTTGGCCGAGATTGTCGGGGCGCTACCCCCTCCCCCGTAGGTCAACTCCACTACGGCATTCGAGCCGTCCAGCTTGAACAGCTTGTTGTTGCCTGCAAACAGAATTGTCAGCGTGCCGTCAGACTGCACCAACTCATGGATGACGCCGACATCGTTGCTGCCGAGGTTGCCAGATGAGGTGTTGACACGCGACCAGCCCTTACGCGCCCCGATGCGGCCATATTGATCAATTACGCTGTTCGTCGCCACCAGAGCAAAGCCAGCCGCTAGATCAAGCGGCGAGTCTTGCGTATTCAACCCAGTAAAGCCAGGAGCTGATATTGCGTAAGTTTGTAGTATTTGGCTCATTGCGATTCCAAGTACTTTATAGCCTTAGATAAAATTTCAGAAGAATCTTTGAATTTCCCTAAAGCTGTATTGCAATGATGACACAGTAAACCGCGAACTTTTTTTGTTGAATGACAATGATCTACAAAAAGTAATCCCTTAAATGCAGCCGCCTCGTCACAGGAGCAAATGGCGCACTTATGATTTTGATTTATCAGTAGGGCGTTGTATGCATCTAATGATAAATTATATTGTGATTTAAGCCAGTATTTCCTGTTTTGAAGCAGCCAGTCAGCATTGGACATACTGGTTTTTTTTGCCAAAAGTTTTTGTTTTTTGCACTTCTTGCAGATCCATGCATATCCGCGAAATTTGCCAGTTGCCTTTGGAAAATCTGTGCATGGCTTAGACAACTTGCATTGCGAACAAGACAGCAAAGCCGTATGCAATAGCTTGACCGCTCCTTCATCTGGCGCTGAAATGCTGGCAGTCTGAAGAACTTGGCTCATATCGCAACGAATTCCTGGTTCTCTGGATACCGAGTGCCTTCAAGCGCAATATAGTCGGACAGCATCGACCGATACAACTGATATGCCTCAGATGAGGCCAACCCGCCGTCCTCGCCGCGCTCAACCAACGCCCGCGCATAGGCATTTTGCGCCACCAACACATCAGGCACAAGCACCGACGTGCTATCAGAAGTTAGCGTGGCTTGGGGCACGGTCAGAGAAAAAGCGAGCGAGTACACGTTATCGGGCCGTGCGTAGAGCACGACTTTGGTATCGCCGTTGCCGTCCACACCATCAAAGCTGTAATACTCGGGGATACCGCTAATGGCGGGTACAAAATTCTGAAAGCGGTTCATCTCCACAAAACTGATGTTCCGCAGACCGACATTAGAGGTGATGTTGATCGCGTCCATGACCTGGAACTTTTGTCCGGCGCCCGTCATAGAGTAGACGTAGGTGCCTGCCACCGTAGGGATTGTCACAGTCTGGCCCAGCACGTTCCAGCCATAGGCGTCCTCAACCTGCCGTTTGGCGTCGTTAACGAACTTGCCGATTAGCGTCGAGTAGGTTGTCTGGTTGCTGGTCGCTACGGTCGTTTCTCGCAGTCGGATCAGCACGTCATTGATGAGTTCTAGGTAGGTCATTGCCGTGTCAATCCTATCTCTTCAAAGGTTGCAATGAAACTAAACGTACTGCCAGACTCGGTGGTTATCTTGATCGCGTCGCCTTCTTCCAGCACAATGTACGCATTACCATCGAACTGCAAATACGTTTTAGCAGTCAAGTTGTACTGCGTCAGAATGTCGTAGGTAGCGCTCGCGCTAGCGTCTGTCCACTGCACTGTGATGTGTTTGGTTGAGCCGCCCGTGTTATGGATGTACATCACGGTGAACTTCGCGTAGTACCCGGTCGGCACCGTATAGACCGTGGTAAGCACCGCAGCCGTTGGATTTACGCCGACCGAAAGAGGTCTCATTTCTTGTTCCTTGCCGAGATCGCTTTGGCTTTCGCTTTTGCATCCGATTTGGACGATGCGCCCCAGGCTCGGAGGGATAACAGAAGGCGAGTCGGTTCGCCATTCTTGTACTCAGGCCCAGGCATATTGCCCATACGCGCTAGGAAGGAGGCCCTTCGAGGGTTGTCGCCTGATTTGACGGGAGGTTTTAGGTTCCCGCCAGTTGACTCATTATAGGACTTTCGCCCCTTTGCGTTAAGCCCACCAGCAGGATTTTTGCCCTCTTTACGAGTCCAAGCGGGGCTTTTCATTTCTTCCTCGCTGCTCTCATGTTGTCTATGAGATTTGGATAAGGCCGACCAGCAGCCTTAGCCATCTTCTTGGCAGCAGCCTTCTTAGCTGGCGTCAAAGGCTTAGAAGCTCCCAGCGACTTAGGACGCTTCTTTTCCCAAACCTCTTTCACTTCTTTTTCCGGGCTTTGCCGGCCTCAGATAGTGCAATCGCAACTGCCTGTTTAGGACTCTTTACGACAGGGCCACCTTTACCGGAGTGCAAAGTACCAGACTTGTATTCACGCATGACCTTGCTGATCTTCTTTTCGGCTTTAGTCTTTTTCATTTGCCTCTCCCCATCTTCTTCATCATCTTAGGAGCTTTGGGCATAGGCTTAGGCTTACCAACGGCAACCATGATTGCCACAGGCACACCCATCTTCTTGGAAGGCTTTTTAGCACTAGCCATCTTTGGCGCTTTTCCGTACATGATCAATCCTTAGTGATGGGCCCACCAGATTTCCAAGCATCACAAGTACGGGCCGCTGCACAAGTGAATTGGAACAAGTCACAGTATCCAAGGTTTGCTGCCGCTACGAATTCCTCGTCGTATGACAGTTCACCTTTATTCTCATCTTTCTCAAGGCCGCCTATGATGCACTGCATCATTTTCGGTGTTTGAATGAACGCGGCGCAGTTGCCACATCGCATCCCCTTGATCGCCTCAGTGGGGGCGTTGTACATCTTGGCCTTCTTGAGCCAAAAGACGTCGTTTGGCTCGTCAGGATTTGGAGGGCCGTAACCGTACTCCTTGAAGGCGTGGTTACGGTTCTTCAAGTTGATACGCACATCCTGCGTGGCAATCGGGCAGACGTTGAACAGTTTCATGCCAAAGCCGTTCTACGCGGGCGCCCAACGCGCTTGACTGGCGCGGTCATGGGCAAAGCGCGTTGTTCTTCTTCAGTCGGCACCTTCTCGCCTGATTCATCGACCAGAACGTAGCCAGTGTGGCCCTTCATGGACTCAATGTCATGAGGCTGAGTGAACGTCACCGTATTACCACTTGCCAAACAACGATAGGTAGCCATTTGAAATCTCCAAAGAAAACAGGGGGGCTTGTGGCCCCCCGTTTTTACACCATGCGAGCGACAACCAATTTAACCGTGGTAGACGCCAAGTTGACCGCGCCCCCAGTAGTGTTGGTCGTAGCAATGGTCACCGTGTTGGCCGCCGAGACATAGGCCCGACGAACCAAACCAGCCTCATCGACGCCAGCAGACATGCCGATTACCATGTCACCCAAGGCAACGCCAGGGACAGTCACAGTATCAGTAGCAGCGGCCTGGTCAGCCACCGACGCTGAGTCCAGCGTACAAGTGACAGCCCAAGTGTCAGAGTAAATACCCCGAAATTGATCGTTACCCCGACGGGAAACGACAGCGGATGCAGCAGCCATTTTGATCTCCTATAAAAAAGACCCTCCCCCCGGAGGGGGAGGGGCAACTGCAATTAGGCCGGAACAGCCAGGGCGAAAGCAGCGGAGGCGTCAGCAGCAGTACCAGTAGCATTGGTACGCAGAGCCTTCACACCGTAGATCGTGTCTGCGGTGAACAAGGTGCCCAGGTACTCTTGCTTGTACTGAGTCTGCGAGCGAATGCCAAGCTGCTCAACCAGGACCATCGAGTCACGATGACCCATCAGGCAGATACGGTCTGCGCCGCTGTTACCAGCGCCGGTGTCGGCATTGGACGAAGCGAACACAGCGATACCGTACAACTGACCGATTTCACCGTTGCGGATAGCATCGCCGTTGCCAACGAATGCTTGCTCGGTATAGCGGGCCAGACCCATCAGGGTGTTGCGGCTCGAAGGCGGGATCAGGAAGAAACGGCCATCCATAGGGATGTCGTTGTCATCCAGACGCTGGATGGTGCGACGGATAGCCGCATCAGTCAGTGCCGCAGCGTTCGAGGTGCTGCTGTTGTAGGCGGTGGTGCCATCAGAGCCAATATATGCCTTAGTGCTTGCAGCACTGGTGGCATAGTCGTTGGTACCAATGGTGGCGCCGTTGAAAGCGCGTCCAAGCTGAACCAGGTCAGTATCGATGCGCTTTGCCAAAGCGTAGCCAGCATCTTCCGTGTAGAAAGAACGCAGGCTCGTC